CGGTATATTTTACCTACTTCGCTAGCTGGGAAAACATGATTATTAGCGCTAACTGCCCCTGTGCTGCTATTAATAGTAAATTTATTTTTATGTGTATTGGTAGTTTCATTAGCACCCGATGGATCATAAGTAACTTCTTTTATACTATGTGTTATATTTGCAACATTTTGTGTTGTATCTGCACTTCCGTTTACTGCTGATGTTGGGCTAAAAATTATACCTGATGAATTAAAATGTGCATGATTTGCTGTAGCCGGTATAACTACTGTTGGTTGCGAATTTGTTATACTAATTAAAAAGTCTTGTTCAGTATTATTAGAAGCATTACTAGTTTCTGCAGCTTTAATTCTTACTTTATACGTATCACTTGATGTGCCAAAATAAGCAAATGTACTTGTTGTTTTAAGCTGTTGTTGATTATTCCCTGCATCTTGTATACCAAAATATAAATTACCTGTTGTATCTAATGGAGGTGTCGTGTTATTTTTTATAACACTAATTACAGAATAAGTTATACCTGAATTAGCTATTTGATTACCATCTTGATCAAATGATTGAAAATGTGTTGATCCCACAACTGTATTTGCAGCTTGGCCCTCTGGTAAATTAGCGGTTACTGAATTATCACTAAATTTTATACTTGTTATTTGAGCTGTACTTGCTCCAGAACTAATTTGACTGTTTAGTTCAGAAATTAGTCCGCATGTCAATGTTTCATAATATAAATCTAAAGCACTTTCAACAGGTTTTGTTTCCCAAACAGAAAATCCTATAGGGCTAATAATATCTAAAGGAGATTGGTCAGCGGGATTGGAACTAGGGTTAGACATAGTAATTGTTTGTCCAAAGCCATCTGGCATTTCTGCTAATAATGGATTTTTTTTCCAATTATGAAAAATTAAATAAGTATGATCTTTTTCTTCATCTGCTCCAGATTGTTGTTCATCAAATAATTGTAATCCATGATCCATTGCTTTACCAATACTAGTAACAGCTACAAGAGGTGCATCAGACATTATATCTGTTGCTGTATCACCATCATCAAATACTTTAGGAAATAAACTTACATCAGATGGAAATATAGAGGATCCATCTTCTGCTTGTTGTGTTGTATCTCTAGGCACTTTATTTATATTGTCACCGTGTAGTACTAACCATGTTCTTTTATCTGCGTCTGTATAATACAATCCAGAATGTGAATGCTGAACTCTTGCATTAGGTATACCATCTTTTGCTGAAGGTGCGTATACATTATAATAATCTTGTTCATTTTGTTTTACAACAATTTTATATGAATACCAACCTGTTGGATTTGTTGAGCTATGTAAAACAGAATTACCATCAATATCTGATGAAGGTATTTGTTTATTAAATGTTATTTCTAACAATTCACCATTAAAAACCGTAGGTGATTCGTTGCTACTTTTAGCTTTTACTTTTATTATTGATTTTTCAACATCATCAGATAAAAACACAGGTGACTGTCTACCGTATTTATCAGCTAATACAACACCGACCTGATATGTTCTTCTGGTTTTTATTGTATGATAAGGATATTGTATATGAAATTTTTGATTTGGATCATTTTTATCACTAAGAGAAATTTGATAATCAAAAGAATAACTTAA